TAAGACCGCCACGAGGACCAAAGGGAACTTTTTGACCCTTCCAGCGGGTCATCTCAGCGTTCAACTCACCACGAATATACTGACGAACGTGAGTCAATTCGTGAGCAAGTGTACTTGCAATTTCAACTGGGGTCTGAAGACGAAACCCACCGTCAGCACAAATCACTTTGCCAACTTCAACAGTGTATTCATCTTCACACCCACCAACTCCAGCCCAACCGAAAGCACCTTCGGTAACTGCAATGCTGAACTTAATGTGGATGTCAATATCACGCTTGGTGAATTGTCGGGGAAATAACTCCTGAATCACGTCTTCACAGAACTGCTCGTAAACCTTACGATTTTTGATGCGACCCTGAAAATACAAGTTGATCATGCGAACTCCTCATTAATTACAGGGCTAGGCTACCAAATTTCGTACCAGATGTCAAGCCCCGGCTAAGCTGTTGATTCTTTTGGGTTTATTATTCCCAAAACATAGTTTTCTGCAACATCTTCAGCAAAATACACCGAATGAGCACTAACATCAACCACCTTCACAAATTCCTCATTTAGATAAAATTCAACATAATATCCGTCTTCACCTCGTCGGACCTCGGCGACTCGTTCGCCGTCTTCGGATCGGTATGTTGAAATGTATGTTTGATCTTTTTTGTGTTTCATATTCTTGCCTCCAAAAATGATATCCCACTGTCTATCAAAATTGTTTCGGGTTTCAATGTACTGCTCTTTGTTTGATACGGCGAAGGGCCGTCTTTTACTGCCTTTACCACTCATAGGTTTCATCTCCAAAAGAAAACGCCCCATTGCTGAGGCGTTTGGGTTGATCGGATCACCCCCTTGTGACTTGTTCTATAGAAGCATCAAGTGTCGCTTGTCGTTTCATAATCTTGTATGATGCCTCACTTTTACCTTTTTTATTTAACTTGAAAATTCGTCTTCCAAGTTCCCTAGAATGTTTTTTCAATCTTTCTAGCTGGTCTTCTCCCATAGGCAAGTCTCCTTGTTACGTTTATATTTTCATAACGAATGGGATTTTTTGGGTGACCTCCTTATTTTTAATCCTTCACATTTGATTGTTGTTTTAGACTATCTGGTACAATCTTGGTACCAAACATTTGATAAAGAATAACTGCAGCGAGCCATTCTTTAAATCCATATTCGATATTAAGAGAGAATAGTGTGTTGACCGCCCACACCATTGATAGTGGAAACAGAAGTGCGATAAGAATCGCAAATCCTAATATAAAAAGATAGGTACTTGGTTTTGCATCGTTACTCATAGTAATCTTCCAAATCGTCAAAATCTTCATCGTTTAAATTATTTAGGTCTATGTGATCTAATTTTTCACGAATTTTAGTCTTTGTCCGACCTTTTTTATCCAGTCGTTTTTTCTTAGGAAACTCTTCATCGTAGTTCTCATAGAACTCCCGAAATCCTCTATAGTTACCTCTGTCCTTATTTTTAGCCATGTTACTTTCCCAACTCTTCGCCTTCAAAAATTTCTGGTATCGTATCTTCCATCAACTTTCGTGTGACACCTTTGTACTTTAGTTTCTTGTCCTTTACTGCAAGGATTAATTTAGCCTCTTCTGGTGAAACACTCTCTAACATCTCAATGAAGATAGACTCTCGTTTCATCTGTTTTAGATTAGGCGAACTTGCAACAAAGAAATATTTGAATTTCCTCATTTCCACTCGCAACCGATTATACCCAAAATCATCTGGTATGTTCAACGGTGTGTAAGGTGGGTTACCCTTTGGCAAATCAAACTTAACACTCTTGTTGAAATTGATTCTGAGCAACTCCTTTACTTGTGGTACAAGTCGAGCAATCTGTACAACAGCGTTCTTTCTTTCTGCTGGCTTAAGTTCCGAAATATGGCTAAAAATTTCAGGCAAAGTCATCTTGTTTAAATCAATAGGACGGTTCATTATTAAAATTCCTGTAGATGTTCCATTAGTTGTTTCATTTTATGTTTCATAAAATAATTAAATAGTTTTGATCGGTCTCGTTTCTCGGTAGACTCAAACTGTTCAATGATCTGACTCTGCAGTGTTTGCGGAATCTTAGTCAAGTCAATCAACATACTGTTTCTACTGAAGTTCCTTAGCATGTCAGTATTACAAAACTCTTCTGGATCTTGATCCAACCATATATTTAGTTTCTTCTTGTTGATTGGTCTTTGCCTTGCTTCAGTCACGAACGTATCGTCGCTGGACAAGATGTTAGGAATACCGTCACCACGATCACCACGAATGATATGTTCAAGTAAAAACATTTTTGCATTACATTCGGGTTTGATAAACTTCTTAGCCATAGGGCTAAACTGTTCAACATTCACATAACGTTGTAGTTGCATAAAGTCTTTATCACTTGACAGGATCAATATATTCTCTGTCTCAGGCGTTCTTAGAGTCTTACCATACTTGTTGCAGATAGCACCAATGATATCATCAGCCTCTGCACCAGAGGTTTGTAGAACCACGTAGGGAAAGTTCTCTTTTAGTTCATCCTTAATCTTATGTAACACTTCAAAGATCAACGCCCAGTTGTATGGTGACGCCTCACGATCTTTCTTACGTGATGCTTTGTAGTATGGAAACACTTCACGTCTCCAATAGTTTTTGTCATCACTACAGATCACAATGTCGCCATACTTCTGTTTGAATTTGACGTTGTAACCACGAAGAGAATTAACCACCATATGTCGGATTAGATTCTCATCAACATTTTTTGAAAGACCAGGCTGCATCATGATGTTTGAAATCATGACCTGATTTAAATCCACAAGTATCATTATGTATTACTCTATTTTGAAATTTTCAGGACTATTGTATCACAATTGAACCGACCTGTCAAGGTCTGCTCTTTAGTTGTTAGTTCGGGCAAGATCTTTTTAATCTTAATCTTACCAGCATTCAGTAGTTCTGGAATGACGACATCGGGCTTTCGCAAACGTTTTCCTATAGATGTTTTCTTATCATAGTTTTGAATGGTCGTACCCTTGAATGTCAAACCCTTGGCATTATCAGTGTTGTACACAGACAATAGTTTAGTCTTGATATTGTAAGTCCAAATCTGACTAGCACCAACAACCTTTTCTATCGGCATACCTTTCAGTTGTAACTCATCGTGCTTATCGAGATACTTAACCTTAGAAACGATTTGTGATATTGGTTTCTCTTTTACTCTTCTCTTGCGTCTTACTGGTTTGTTCTCTATCGCAATCTTGTTAGACGCGGCTACAATAGTGTCATAGAATTGTGACAACTTTCTCAGTTGGGGTTTCTTGAAGTGTGAATATGCCTCTTTCAGTTGATCGTCACCACCCGAGAGTACTTCGGATATTTCTTGCGACGAATGTATAAACATCTCACAGATCTTTTGTAGAACCACATTACTCAAGTTCTTGGATTTGAAGTACTTCTCGAAGTCGTATTTCTTCCTGAAATCAGATGATATGAAATCATCTATCATACCTTCAATCTCACCGGCTTCGTCTCTCGCTTTCTCTAGAATACGTTCTTGTACCGAGATTTTGGGTGTGGTTGATACTTTGACCTTGACCTTTTGTTTGTGTGTCTTCTCAGACAACAGTTTTGTATAGTTGTTGTCAAAGAATGATTGTGTGTGATCGTCAGGCGACATACCCATCACCAACATTCTGGCAATCCAACCTACCTGCAAAGGCACTTTAGATTCGGGTAATGACTTAAACTTCTTGGCGTCATCTGTCAACTTCATATGCTTACAGTATTCAACCAAGAAATCTTTTGCCTTCTTCTGGTCATAACAATAGTTATAGAAGTTCAAGGCATCCATCAACCTAGTTTTGCTGAAGTCTTGGTTCCAAGTCGGTTCAAAACCCATCCCCAAGACTTCTTTAGTTCTAACTCTTCTGACCATTAGTATACCGTTACAGTAGTCTCAACACGAACATAATCACCCAAAGGCTTCTGCTGCATGATTGCAGTCTTGGTCTGACCTTCATGATCAAAGGTTACCTTGTAACCATCAATGATGGTCTTTTCCATTGGAATGTATTCTGTGCGACAAACGTTCTCTCGTTGATAAACAGTTTGATTCTGATAACCAACTACAGTCTCACGAGTACGATTCCGCTGTGAGTAACCACCCAACACAGCACCAACGATTGCAGCCTCATTTCGGTGACTACCCTTAGTGATACCACGAGCAATCGCACCACCAACCAAGGCACCAACCAATGGTGCAAACTGATCTGGTTGACGACCATAGACAGGTTGCGATACCGTCATCGGACGTTCAACCACCTCACACACTTGACGTGACTCTTCATAACTAACTGTTTTCGCAAGCGGTTGAATATCAACGATTGGAGCAAGAACAGTCTCAGACTTTGCTTCCATCGCAAACAATGTAGCACCAGCAACAACCAATCCAGTTATTAAAGTTTTCATATTAAACACCTCTTTGTTTATTAAATATTTAGTCATTTTCTTCCGACACAACTAGTTCAATAAATTCTAACGCAGAAGCCTTACCGAACCCATATCTTTCCATCAAACCTTTAGCGATATCCTCGTGCGACTCCCCCCTATCCACAGCATCTTGAATTGAAATTGCAATTTGACTCAACATTACTTAATCCTTACCACTTTATAGTGTACACTTTTTTGTACTCTTCATCAAGCGACAAGAGGCAAGCGACAGCATACTCCATGCCTTCAGCGTACCAATCCATGGCATCGCGCATCTCATCATTGTGGTCATTGTCGTACTTTCGCATCTTCTCATGCGTCTTGGCAATTTTCTTGTCAAGCAGACGCCTCATCTCACGAATCACATCCTCCCGAGTTACTGCTACAGGGATCTCCTGCATTTTTAAGTTTGCTGCTACCATTACACTTTCTCCTCTTTACGAGCACTAAGAACCATATCACGAACCAACTCACGATCAACGGTATCACCATCAAAGTCAACAGACGGACGGTATTGGAACCGTTTGATCAAACCTTCACAGACCTCACTGAAGTGAAACCCGTAGTCGTAGATTCCGCCGGGACCGTAGAAGTCAAGACAGTAATCAACAAAGTCGAGAACTTCCTTGACCGTCAACTCCGGATCGTTAGGGCGAAAAGACTCACGATAAAACTCACGAACTGCATCAACACCAATCATTACGCAACCTCCGCAAAATATGATTCAAGAAAATCACGACCGTCGGTCAGTTGAGTGATACGACCAGCGTACTCTAATCGACATCGCTTGGGAACTCGAATCTCGACACCTTCTACCATACGATCAGTACCGAAAGCGGTATCTTTGATGATAGTCTCACCTTTGATCACGTAGCAAAACTCTTCTACACGATCAACTGCACCAATCACATATTTGTCTTCACGACCGTGAATGGGTTCAAACTCAAACGCTTTAATCAAATCACCTTTTCTAATCATTTCTATTTCCTTATTTGATGTGGCCATTATCCGTCATTTTGGACCAAATTACAAGCGTTTTTTCAGGAAATTTTGGAATACATTATATTCCATATTTTCATAGTTCCAATTCCGCAATTTCACGCTTTCCAAGCGTTCTGAACTTGCGTCTGGCGGTTGACCATTGCTTCTTAGGTCGTTGAAAATAAAAGGCTTTTTTCTCACCAGATTTGATATATCCCACCAAAGTATTACCTTCGGTCAAATATATGTGATTTGGGGTGCCTGGAGCATCTTTCCAGTCAGTTGTTTCTTGACGAATCTTCATATGAATAATGCCAACATTACGATAAAACCGGCGAAGGCAACAGCACCAAAAAGTGTGCCTATCAACTCTCGAACCAACTCGCCGTCGGTTTGGCTTTCATATCGGTGATATACACTGCCGACTTCGTGGGGTAACTTCTGTCTATCCATAACAAATCCTCATTAATTACAGGGCTAGGCTACAGGAAGTTTGGGGGAAAGTCAAGGTGAAAAGTGAAGGAAAAATGGAGATATAGTGGAAATAAAAGGGAGACCGAAGTCTCCCCAATATTTATTACTATGCAGCTTCTAAATCTATATCTTCAGAATCAATTTCATAAACATATGGGTGATTTCTTTGATATAAAGTATTGTTTTTTGCGTTGTAGAGAACAGGTTCATCCCAACTATGTACAGATCCTACCGCTGGTAAGACACCATAAACACTGATTGGGTTCGTACCGTCTCCATTAAAAACCATCTGTGCGTTAGAACACATTTGGTTAAACTTATCAATATTTCCACCAGCGACACTTTCGAAACTGATTATAGGGTCAGCTCCAGTTAATGTGCTTGTGTGAAAAATGACACGTATTTCTTTATCAGGGTTGTTCGCAGCTTTAGCTAACGCTTTAGTAAATACTTTAGATACGGTTGATGCTGCACCACAAATATACATTACTTTTTCCGAATCTACGAGTTGGTATTTATGAAGATAACTTTCGATGCGATAAGCCGCTTTTTTATCTGAAGACCATGAAGCAACAGCATATTCTGGACTATAATGATTGAAAACAGCTTGAGCGATTTCGTACTGTTTTGTTTCTGTTTTTGATACAGCAATCAGTGTTGTACGTTCGAGTAATTCATTATAATCAAACGGATTTACACCGGCCAAACCACCAGATTCTTTGAAAATGCGACACTGAGTTATTAATGCTGCCTTAATATCTTCAACACTGTTAGTGTTAGCGGCGACTTCTGGTTGTAACGACTGACCCATATAAGATATGGCATCTTCAAGTTCGTATTGCGTTACTTTGGCGTTTTTAGGAACAAATACTGCAGCGATAATAAATTCCCGACCACATTTAGAAAAAAATTCTTTCCTAGTAGCTCCTGTGAGTTCATGATCTTCATTACCAATTCGTAATACAGCGGGTGGTAGGTTGGTAAGTTTGTAACCTTTAGATAACGAACGCCAAACGGGTTTTGGATCTTTTACTCGGCCACCTTTTCGGTGGACTTGTTTAACCGTTTCAACAATTGGCACCAATTCAAAATGACTAAACTTAATTGCAGGATGAATATCTGGTCCGAAATATGTAGGTTCAGAATTTTTCCACAAAGTTTCGTAAAGTTCATCGTAAACAGTTATATCATCTTTTGTGAGTTCTTCACGCGTGATGTTAACGGTATATCTTGTTTTTGTTTCTGTGAGGGTTAATCGATTTTGTCCATCGATTGGGGTTGTTTTCATGTTTTCCATGAGAGTTTCCTCCTTTTAGGGGTAAGTTAAAATTGTATGACTGTCTTTAGGACTAGTCATGTATAAACTAGCTGACGGTTGCACAAGTTTCATTAGTTCCATAGATCTTTTGTGAGGTCTATGTTTCCATCCGTACCACTTAGATGGTTTTCCCACTTCGTAAGGCGGATCACATAGAAGTATATCGTACTGTGCCGCTGTTACGTCGATGATTTCAGAACCGTCCTGAAGCCACCAGTGAGTATTCCCGAGGGAATCTTTACCACTATAAGGTTCTATTGTATCACAGTCAAGAAAAAATGTCAATGCCTGCGTTGAGTGATAACAATGGCCAAATAGTGGATTTGATTTGTTATCTTCTTTGTATTTTGAAGATAGAAACTTAGTCGAAAGATTTTTTCGTATTTCTTCCGACAAATATTTTACGTTTTCTTTAGTGTAAGGATACGGCTCAAACTCAATAATCCATTGAGCGAAAACGACCCATTCGCCGTTTTCTTTTTTGTACTTGTTTCGTATCACTTTTTTCATGGTGTGCATTTTATCACGGGTTAATTATAATGTCAAGCTTACTTAGTCCTTCTTGCACCAGACTTTCGTTTCTCTTTTTCTTCTTCTAGTTGATTAATCTTCTTCAGTCGGGTAGAGACTTCTTTAGCAGTCATCCACATATCTTTACCTTTGATCAAAGACTCAATCTCTTCCTTAGTCATAAAATCCTTATACACGTCCTGTAGAAGGCTCTCAGTCCATCTTCGTTCGTGGGTTATCTGATCGTACATTTCTCCCCCTTTACCGAATGTGCCTCCAGAATAATCGTGGAACATAAACACAGAGTGGTCGCTGATCTCATACGAATCTGCTGCTAGGAAAATCATTGTGGCGGCAGACATACAGTATCCCTCAACGGAACAGATAATGTGTGCTTTGGAATCTCCCATACAACGAATAAATTGAATTGTAGACGAAACATCGCCACCAACAGAATTGATGTGAATGTAGATGATATCGTTTTGTTGTGCGTTGCGCATAACGTCAAACGTATCGATGTATTCTTCTGATTGTTTGATGTCGCCGTTTAGATAGATGTTGTAGATGTACCCGATTGGAATGGGGTTTCTTACAATATTTGTCACATTAACTTCTTTCATAATATCACTCATAATACATGATTCCTATGGATTTTTGCTCCCACAAAAGAATTGTAATATTCTTCAGGCTTCAATAAAACATCAAACTCCATTTGATACTTCAGTTCCCAATAACTACACTCACCCTTCGTTTTACAAAGCCTCAAGATTTCACGTTTAAATCTTGATTCTCCACTTTCTTCAACTAGTAACTTTACCTCTTCACTAGATCCGAAATATTTTTGCCAGTCCGATTCAGACTTGACGATTCGTTTTCTTGTCTTACCTTTAAGGGGTGGTTTCTTCTTTGTACTCCAAAACCACTTCTTGCCAATATATTTTTTGTTGTTATCTGTGTCGGTGATCTCATACACAAATCCGTAGTAGTCACCAATCATTTCAGAAGTAAATTCTTTACTTTCGTATATCCACATTATTCCTTTAGTAAGTCATCGTCCTCCTGCCACTCAAACATCTCGTCATCCCAATCTTCATCTTCATCAAGTTCATGAATAAAGTCTTCATCCAATTCTGCAGCACAGAATGGACAATGTTTGGGCTCGGTCTCAACATCCACGTAGTCTAATAAAAACTCTGAATTACATTCCTCGCAAAATACTCTAATAGTTGTCATAGTTACTCCTTTATTTATGACGCATCTCCCCAGACATCATCCCACTTTCCAACCATAGCACCCTTTGCGTAGTCAGTGCTGCGGTTCTCAAAAAAGTTAGTGTGTGTCGGGGCGTTAATCATTGCTTCTACCCAAGGTAACGGGTTACGTTTTACTTTGAAGAGACCTTTCATACCTAGGCTGATCAACCGTCTATCTGCGATATAACGAATGTACTTTTTGACTTGTTCCGCTTCCAGACCTTCCATTGTTCCCATACTAAATGTCAAGTCAATAAACTTGTCTTCCAACTCTACCATCTTCTCAGCGATAGTGTAGATTTTACTTTTTAGATCGTCTGTCCAAATGTCTCTGTTTTCTTCGATGTAGGTACGGAACAACTTAATCATAGACTCAGCGTGCATTGTCTCATCAACAATACTCCAAGTTACAATCTGGCCCATACCTTTCATCTTCCCGTGTCTGGGAAAGTTTAGTAACATAATGAATGAACTAAACAACTGCATTCCTTCCGTGAACGCAGAAAATACCGCAATGTGTTTTGCGGTTGAAGACCTATCGCCGTTCTTCGAAGATATTCCAAGAACATAGTCGTGTTTCTCTTTCATCTCTTGATATTCGAGAAACTCAGAATAGGTAGATTCAGGCATCCCCACAGTTTCTATTAGATGCGAGTAAGCAGCGATGTGCAGCGCCTCACGAGCGGCAAACCCCATAAGCATCATTCGAACCTCTGGTTGAGGAAAATATGGTAAATAATTTTTTACGTATCCACCAGCGACATCAATGTCACCCTGCGTAAAAAACCTAAAGATATTCGTTAGAAAATATCTTTCTTCATCGGTAAGTTTTTTCTTCCAATCTTTTACATCTTCCAACATTGGAACTTCTGTATGAAGCCAATGGCTCTGTTCGTGTTTGAGCCATGCTTCATACGCCCAAGGATAATTGAAAGGCTTAAAGTAAGTCCTCTCATCTGTTAAAAGTAATTCTTCCTTTTTCATATTATCCCTCACAGGCTAGACACAGATCGCCTTCAACGATTGCTTTCATATCTAGTTCCTTGATTGCTTCTCTTTCTATTCTCTTTGCGACTTTATCTGCTTTTCCTATCTTCTCCGAACGGCAATAGTATAAAGTCTTCAATTTCTGTTTCCACGCCATAAAGTGTACTGCGTGAATATACTTTAGATTTGCATCAGGTCTAAAGAACAAATTCAATGACTGTGCTTGGTCAATGAAAGTCTGTCGATCTGCTGCGTGTTGTACAATCCATCTCTGGTCAATTTCCATAGATGTTTTGAATACGTCTTTTTTGTAATCGTCTAACCAAGTAAGATGTTGGACAGAACCATCATTTGCAATGATTGAACTCCAAGTATCTTCGTACCAGTTAGTAGGTTTTTCTTTGGATTCTTCTGTAATCAGTTCATCCAAATACTTATTCTTATGTAAGTATGAGCCTGAAAGTGTATCTTGACGATACGCATTTGCTCTATACGGTTCAATAGACGGTGATGTGTTACCCATAATGATAGACGATGATGCATTAGGTGCAATCGCCATCATATGACAGAAACGTTTTCCCGTTCCATTAGCGTCGGGTGCAACACCACGTTCTTCACCCAACTCTAGATTTACTTCACTTAGTTTCTTACTTATATAGTTGAACATTCTATTGTTAGCAGAGACCGCCATTGCACTCTCCCACGCAAGATTGTTCTTCTGTAGATACGCATGGAATCCTAACGCACCAATACCAATGCTTCTCTCACGCATCGCACTATACTTAGCACGAGAGATAGCAGCAGGAGCATTCTCAATGAAATACTGAAGAACATTATCTAACATCTCTGCAACATCACGCAAGAACTGTGGGTTCTTACTCCACGAGTCATAGTACTCAAGATTGACAGATGACAAACAACACACAGCCGTCCTGTCTTTATCTGTAGGTAGAATGATTTCAGAACATAAGTTAGACTGTTTGATAGACAATCCAAGATCTTTCTGTGACTGAGGCATCGCTTCGTTAGACGTATCAATGAAGTGAATGTAGGGTTCACCCGTTAACATTCTGTTTTCAATGATCTTCTGCCAAAGATACTTGGCTGAAATAGTTTCACGAACCTCACCACTGTTTGGATCTTTCAGTTCCCACGTATCATCATGGTTAGAGTCAATCATACACTGTTCAACGATATGCATGAAATCGTCGGTGATGTTTACCCCATGATGGAGATTGAGTGCTCGCATATTAGGATCACCCGTAGGCTTACGCATCTCTAGAAATTGCATTATGTCGGGATGCGAGATATCCAAGTACGTCGCATAACTACCACGACGTGTTCTACCTTGACGATACGCCAAACAACTTGCGTCATATGTCTTTAAGTGTGGCATAATTCCAACAGACTTTTCGTCTGAACTACGAATACCTACACCGATACCAACGCCTCCGCCGAGCATACTTAGCCAGTTTACTTCGGATAGACACTCTACCAGACCCTCTGCACTATCGTAAAGGTATGGTAAGAAACACGAGATAGGCAATCCTCTCGCACTTCTGCCAAACGATAAAATAGGTGTAGAATACGACAACCAATGACGGCTGCTGTAATCATATAGTCTTTGTGCGTGTTCTGGGTTACTCCCAAACTGCGAACTTACAAACGCAAATCTTTCTTGTGGTGATTCCTCGTCCTCTCTCATATACGACTCTTTAAGTCGTTTGATTCCTAGTTCATCAAATAATTCATCCCTTGAGTAGTCAACAGTAATACCATGAATGGTTTCTTTCATTTGTTATTATTCCTTGTCTTCAACAGCTGCACAAACATCTGGGAAATGTTGACTCAATACTTCCCAACATTTGTTTGCAACTTCAATATGCTCCTTTTGCGTACCATGACCTCTTCGCAATTCACAATAATGAAGCCACGAGCGTAAGGTGCCTGCCATGTATAGTGTTGTTTCGGTCAAACCCTCGGGTAACAACGCTCGTGCCTGTTCTTTTGCAATGCCAGCATTTAGTGCCATTTCATAGTAATCCTTAGATACTTTTGCGACTTCAGCTTGCATTTCGTTGAATACTTCTTGTGCTTTTGCTTGACGTTCTGGATCGTCGTCTATCATACTTAGTTGTCGGTTTTTCGGGTGTGGTTTACGTGCTTCACGATCTTTGATAAAAGATTCACTGACAGCATATCGCTGACTAAACTCCTGAAAAGAAAACGAACGATGGCGTATGATTTGTCGACTAATATCACGAGTAGTTGTAATCTCCATTGTCACAGACACCATCTCAAATGGCGACCAGTGATTTTCTTTGATGAGATACTTTAGCAGCTTAGGCGCAGTCTTCTCATTGTTTTGATTATTTGGATTACTTACCCTTGCAGCATATGCAATTAATTCATTTGCTGAGTGACAACCTGTAATCGCACTAGGTTGTGTCATACCAACTAATTTTACCTCACTCGTCATATTTTCCGTCCTCATAGGTTCCTGGCACACTGTTGTATGCAATTACTCGTTTAAACGATTCGATTAATTTAGTATCACGAATTGAATCATCGTTAGCACTAAATTCTAAATCAGTAAGTTGATCAATCAACTCTGTACGAATCAATTGTTCAAACGCATGTTCGTTTAGGTCGCTTCTTGTTATCATAATTTATATCCTCTCAAATTTTCCAAGCATTGTATTCCAACATTAATCTAGCGCCGACAAACGTCCTATCCTTAACCACATCGGTTAAAGATGACACCGATATTTCTTTTTTGACAACCATGTCATTTATGTCTTTTTGTTGGTATGATTTGGGCCAGATGCAGAGTGAAAACCCATCATCAATTGCCGCTTTCATACCCTTCAAAATCTCATTATTTCTTGGTTCATTATCGTATAACAAAACCAGTTGTTCTTTTGGCAAAACTTCTGCTGCAGCTTTAAGGTTAGCATTACCTACGGCAACACAGTTTGGTAAGAACAAACTATCAATTGGACCTTCGGTTACGTATATAGTCTTCGACTCATCAACTTGATCCAGACCAAATATCATAGGTGAATTTTGATCTATTCTAATTGTCAAGTAACGAAACTTCTCTCCACGAATACCTCTAGCCGAAACTCCGACTAGTTTACCGTCCTTACTATAGAAAGGCAATACTAATCGTGATTCGTCGGTTAGGATTTTTTCTTCGTAGTCAGGTGCTAATTCTTTTAGTCTCTGTACATTATCTACGTAGTAAAGTCTATTATATCTATTTTCTGGAATTTTTCTAGAATGTAGATATTTGATGATTTCGTGATCTTTACTAAAATTTTTTATCGGAGTCAGAACATTCTCGTAATTCTTTGACCGACTACTACCGAACTTCGGTGTCTCAAACTGATAGTTATGGGTGTTGTGGCCACGATTGCCATTCTCGCCCTCCATATATCGTTCGAGTTTATACTGATTATAAAGATTAAAATCCACCTGTTTTAGTAGGTTGCCAAAAGACATACTGCAGTTACAGTTGTGGCACATATAGAACATTCCACCATTCTTAAAGTGTATATACCCACGGGCTTTTGTTCTACTCTTTTTACTATCACCACAGATAGGACAACGGAAGTTGTAGAGTTTACCACTCTTCCGTCTAAATTGTTCTAGTTGTATTGATAGAATGCCAATGTATTTGTGGTCAATCCACGCACTCATAACAAACTCATAATATTTTTAAGATGCGGTATAATACCACTAATTCATCAAAATGTCAAACAAAAAGACTCTTTTTTCCGTATCTGAGGAACATCATAGATCCAGTCTTTTCGTCTTCAATAATAATAGGTCTGGAAGGATACTTTCTACCGTAAACACGAATAGCCTCACCAACGTCATCGTTGCCTACGTAGGTTTCATACTTGGTGTACTTTTTCTTACCGAGACGACATTTCATAAACCGATTGGTGTCAACAACGAATACGTCATTCTCAGCAAATCTTTTACGACGAACTTTAAGCAATGGTTTACCTCGGTCTAGACCAGCAATGTTACCACCACCTGCAGTGTTGACAATCTCTTCTACAAGGTTGCTATTCTCACCGTCTAGATATGCGTTCAGCCTTTCTTCAAGTAGTTCTTCGTTGTCTCCAATTTCTTCACCCTCTTTGAGTAAGAGTAATGCAGCTGCATACGAAGCAAACTTAGACTTACCGCCTGGAATTTTTTCTAGGAGTTTCTTAAGTTTAAGAATCATCAAATCAAACTTATTGAATGATTGTTGTTCTTGGTTTGTGATTCTGTCTTTAGACTTTTTGACAATATTGCCTTGCGCATCAATAACGCCAGTCTTATACGCATCCCACTGAGTGAAAGGCGTAGTTAACTTACGCAAAATGCGGTAAACAACATATAAATCTACTAAGCTTGACATTAAATGTTTTCTCTTAACTTAAACAACAAATCTTCATCATAATTTACAAGAATATCACAATAATTTAGAAATACAAAAAAGGTATTAAGAACCTTTACGTTTTCCTCACCAACTTTAAACCGCAACATATCAACGGTTCCATTAATACCGAAAACGTTAGAAAGAAATATGATATGATTCAATATCAACCTTTCTCTCAGTTCACCTTGCTCACTGTACTTATTAATCAACCGTTTCACGTATCGGATCTTTTTTAGATCATCTAGAAATTCAAGAACCGATACGCAATTCGGGTTGTTATAATTTGCTATGGCAAACTCTTCAAAATTATCATTATCAAGTGGGTACATATTATACGGCTGTTAAATCCACCGACTTAATTGCATCTGCACCTGAAGATGCGACAACAACGTACAGCTTAGTGTTGTCCCAAAGAATTGTTCCCACCGGAATACCACCAGAGTTTGTGTTGTCTATAGTTGCTGCAGCACCACCATTTGCTGTTGAACTGCTTGCTAGTGAAATAAAACTATCAACTACGTTAACATCACCCGTAACAACAACACCGCCTGTAGCCGTGATATTCGTTGTTGTTGTAGAGTTTAACTCAAGTGAACTCGTAGATGAGATATCCACTTTACCAACTGACAATTGTGATGTAGCACCAAATAAATCTTCAACTTCAATTTTCTTTGACACTGGTGTTGTGGCAACATCATCTACAATCATCATGACATCTGTACCAACGGGATCTGTCAGTGCAGTTAATGCTGTGAGTTTTTTATCTGCCATTTTCTTTCCTTATAATTTAAACCCAATTAAGGGAATGCTACTGCCGGGACTCGGACCACTTCGGGGGTACCGGAGTACCCCCTATTACTTATATTATACAATAGTCAACAATACTGCGTCAGAAGTAACGTCTGTCGCACCACTAGATGATACAACAACACGGAACTGATTAGCATCAACATAGTCTGCGTCAGTACTTACAACAGAAAGCGTTGATGAAGTCGTACCACCTGCAGCAGTCGAATTAGCCCAGTTGTTACCACCATCAGTAGAAACCTGCCACTGGAATGTGATAGTAGTTGCTGGATCAACCGAAGCAGCAACAACGAAGGATGCAGGATCGGGTGATGTTACACTCTGAGCAGTAGGCTGTGAATCAATCGTAATCGTGCGATCAACAACAACTGCGTCATCTGATTGGTCACCAGCGTCAGCAGCAGAACGAACCATCGGTACAATACACTCCGCTTTGTGACGAGTGTTACCGTTACCGTCAGTATAAGTATCGTACAACCACCAGCCTGGACCATTCAAACCACGAGCAATGTTTTCTGCCTGTTGTGATTCTTCAAAGTCTACGAAATACAGGTTAGAAGGTGTCTTCTGAATTGTATCGTCAGTAGCAGTACCAACACCAGAAATAGTAATTTCTGTACCAGCATCAGCGTCTACTGCATTAGCTGCGAGTTGGAATTGATCGTCGTCTACACGAATGACGAAGTATACAGTGCCTGAAGCAAGACCACCGATAGCACCAGTACTCGTATATGTTACGGGATCACCTGTTACAAAACCGTGATCGTTTGACACAATCGTATCAGACCCAACAAGAACAACAGCAACATCTGTGCCGTCAATAACTCTCGTAGGGGCAAGATATTTTGGAGCAGCAACAAGTGCGTCCGTATTTCCCCATAATGCCATAATAGTTCTCCTATTAAATTTTATCTATGTTCTATTTATAAATTACTTATCGTCAATCTTAGGATTGATGGTAACTTTTTCCTTTTTGCCACTAATCTTTTGGTCATCATCTGATTCAGAAGGTTCTTCTTTCTTCTTTCTTTTCATAGCTTTTTTGATGGTCTTGCGACGATTGTGCAAATACTTATCTGAACTATCTACATCACCATCATTGTCAATATCAGCATCCGCTTTACCTACAGGGTCAAGTGCTTCATTCTTCTGTGCAGCATAGTATGCGCCCGTAGCCATACGAATACGTTCTTCTTTTGACTTACCTTCAAAACGTTTGTCATCAGAGTGTACAAAATCGTGAATCCACTTTTCTAAAGGATCTTTTGGACTAAGAACTTCTGCTAAAGTTTCTTCACCCATCATCTGTTTGAGTACTTGTGTGACAAGTTTCTTAGCTTTAACCTTGTCGCCTTTTGTTACGTTCTTAGCAACAACATCAATCGCTTGATTAACATTTTGCGTTGGACCCATAAGTTTCTCTAATTTATCATAGAGTTTCTTGTCCATCGCTTCCATCATTGAAGAGAATGTTTTCTTTGACTCTTCAACTTCTTCTTTACCTGCAGCCTTATCACGGAAATGCTTTTTCATTTCAGCTTCGGGTACGCGCTTGATCATACGAATGTAGTCGGGCTTCTTAAGTAATCGTCTCAGAGTGTTCTTAACTTCGCCTGGACTTTTTCCTGGCATATATGAAGCAGGCATCCCCTCAATCTCTACTTTATAAAGAGATTCTTCAAGTATCTTTTCTCCATCAGACATTTCAACCGATTCCATATACTCTGATGGTTTCATCTTAACGTTGTGTGTCAAACGAAGTTCTGATGCTGCAAACTGTGACAACCACTTAATTTTTGCTTTCGCCATTGTCATCAATTCATCTTTACTCAGACTAGCAATAAACTTCTTTGCTTTCTTGTAAGCAGGACCAGCAACATTTACTTTCTCAATACTACCGTATGCTTTCCTCAGTTGAGCAATCTGTGCGGGAGTCATCTTAGACACTTCTACTTCTTTACCGCCTGTCTTGACCATTACTTCTATCAAATCTACTTCGTCAAGCGCATTAAGCGTGTTAGGGAAATTTTGATTTAGTCGATCAATGGCTTCGTCAACTGACTCTATGGATTGTTCTTTCATTGACTTGATATGAGCAATTGCCGCTTTCTCTGCTTTACGCAATGAAGGAAACTCTTTCCACATTTTATCATCAATGTATACGACAACTGGACTAGTCATTTTGTTGCCTTTCGTATAATATACGTGCTTAGTTCCCTTGTAATTATAACCACCCGCAAACTTCATACCATCTGGCACTTTTGCTTCATCAAGTTCTACTGACTCAACATACATATTCAGTTCGTATTTGCGTCCAGTGTTATACACCTGAACGTGAAGATTCTGCTTCTTGTCTGTCTTGAGAATATGTGATACTGTCTTACCACTAGAAGGTTTTCTT